AAGGTCTTTTTTTGTTTTATTTTCCATATAAGGACAGTTTAAACATCCGTTACCACAGCAAAATCCTCTATTTAAAAGAAATTCTCTACTTAGTGGTTTGTTTTTCATTTTGAGTTTTTGTATATTTCCAAACATAACTTCCAGCTGTTTTAGATATTCCAGATAAACAATTTCTAATTGCTGTTCTATTAATTTTTAATACATCTGAAGGTTCTTTTGTACCTTTCCACTCTTTTATAAAAGTTCCTTGTTTATCATATTGGTAAACAATTTTACTTTTATTTATTCGGGAATTTTCTAAAGAATAAGGATCCAGTTTATCATATTTTATAAATCTCCATTGATACCCACCAGCAGATGAAACTCTACCTGCTGCTGCATTATAAATATCACAAGGAAATTCTTTTTTAGCTTTTATCACACTACTAAATGATTTTATATAATCTCCAGATAAAGAATATTGGTGTATTTCTTTAGAATTTTTATTACTTGCTCCTTTTCTAGCTAAAAATTTTATTTCAGAATCATCTTTAACTATGTTACATAAAGTTCCTGTATTGTTCCAAGAATACCCATATTTTATAATTAATTCTGTTTCTTTTAATAAACATTCTTTTTCAGTATCAAATTCTTCAATTATTTCTACTTTATAAGATGTTTTATTAACAATATTCAACCAATAATTATTTCTAGAATTTTTAGTATAAGCTCTATGATAAATATTTCCTTTAGTTTTTTTTGTACCTTTTCCTATATAAAATACTTCATTAGTATCTAATCTAATATGTTGATAAATATAGTAATTCATAAATTGTGTTTTACATAATAAAGATACAAAATTATGACATATTAAACAAGTTTATTTTTTATTTTTTCTTGTTTGGTTTTTATGTCATGGCATTGTTGGCACAATATTTGGAGGTTATCTACTTCACAAAATAATCTTTCTACAAAAGCAGGTAGGTCATTAGCATTTCTCAATGTACCTGCAGGAACTATATGGTCCACATTAATTTGTTTATCAGGAAACCATTTACTACAATGATTACACTGGTATTCAAACTTTTGTCTTTTGTTAGGACCTTTATATACTCTTTTGGCATTAGCTTTACATTCAGCAATAGGTTTCCACCATCTTGACTTTTGTCTTAATGCACTTCTTATGAAGCTCCAAAAAGCACTTTCAGTCATGGTGCCGGAGTTTCTAGTTTTAGGTGCTGCACCTTTTCTAGGTTTTGCTGTTTTCTTTTTAACTGCCATACTACAAAGTTAAGAATTCTTTTCTAATATTGGAACGTTGCTCAACATTGGAATTAATTTCACTTTAACTTTATCCACACCATGTTCTTTTATAGAGTCACTAATATCTTTACTCATTGTTAAGAGTATAGGAGTGAAACCATATTGATCACGGTATTTTTTCATGGCTGCTATGCCGGCATCATCATTATCCAACATTACTGAGATGTAAGAATACTTCTTAATAAGTTCTTTCATCTTTTCTTTTGGGATCATTGTGTTCTCACTATCAGGAGCAACTGTGTCAACTTTTAATCCAAGACTCTTCAAAGACAATATATCCTTGAGACTGCTTGTAATAACTAAATGATTGTGACCTGCAAGTTGATCAGAACCCTGTATATAATCTGTAACCTTTATGAACTTTTTCTTTTGTACTTTAGGTTGATAGATTTTATATAAAGTGCCGTCCTTTTTGTAATAACCATAGATGTGGTCCCCGGAAATAACTAGCTCATCCACTGCACCGTTCTCATCTGTTTTACTTAGTGTATAAGAATCTAATGGACAAATATAGTGGGAGTTTAAAAGTTTTGTACCAATATTAAATTGGGTCCAGAAATATTGGTCTTTAGTATTCCAATTTCTTATCTCAGAACTTATCACTTTATATTTAGAATGCTGTTTGAATTCTTCTACATCATAGCTACCATTATTGTGTAATGTATACTCATTATAGTCAGCTACAATCTTTCTAGCAGCATCTTTAAAGTCAAGTTTAAATATTTCTTTTACCAAGTCTACACAGGATCCCTGTTTACCAGTTGAGAAATCTTTGAACTTATACTTACCAGTGCCTCTATGTAAATAAACACACATACTAGGAGTTTTCTCCTTAGGATTAAAAACACTTTTAAGTTTTATATCCTGCCCAGTTAGCTTTTCAGATAGTTTGCAATAATGTTGAAACACCCAGGTTTCTGGTACAGTTTTATAATCATTTACCAAATATTTAGTGGATAGCATGACCATTAAATTTTTAAGATAAAAATAGGGGAGATGATATATCCCCCCTTATCTTTACAAGATTATAAATTAGAATTCAAAATCACTGTTGCCTTCTGGTTCAAAGTCACTTACAGTTTCTACTGCTTTCTTTTTCTCAGCAACTAAATGTTCTGACTCATCAAATTCAACTACATTGTCTGCATGGTCAATGTCAGCAAATGCATATTTCTTATTTTTAGATTTAACTAAATGTAAGTCATATTTAGTATAACCATTTTTATCAGTATATGCTCTACCACCTAGACATAAGTATAAATAACCTGCTTCACTGTCAGTTAAAATAACTTTTGCTTTTGCTACAAAATCTTCAATAGTATCAGCAGTGATGCTGTCTAATTGCTCACTTAATCCTAAAGACTTTGCAATAGCTGCTAAGCTTCTTAAGATGTTTTGATCACGGTTAATAACTATACCTGAAGGTAATGTTTTATCCTCAAAAGCATATTGAGAATATTTCACTCTACCAATTTGACCTTGGAATCTTCCTTTAGATTGGTCATCTTTATCAATAAAAAATCCTTCAAAGTCACCACCCATTGGAGCTGATTCTAAAGATAATACTAAATGATAAGAATCTGCATTGAATCCGGGAGTTAACTGGATGTCATAAATGCGGGCAGTGATGTTACCTGGGTATAAAGTTTTACTTACTTTACTTTCTGTTTTGATGTTCTTAGTACTTAAAGACATGATTTCTGTTTTTATTAGGTTAATTAATTTTCATAGTTTAATATTGCTTCTCTTACAAGTTGCAAGTCATTTGGAATAGCTTGTTCAGTAAACATTCCTTTAGGTGATTTACATGTATTGTCACCTGAGTTTACAGTTTCAAATACATAAGAGATAACACCATCTTTATCTTTTTTCACTTTACCAAATAGTACAACGGTGAATAAGCCTTCCAAAGTTAGCTTTTCATCAACCATTTTACCAATAGTTTTAGCTTTATATTTCTTTCTACCTTCAATATCAGTACCTTCCTCAACATGAGTTAGATAGAATACCATCAAATCTTCTCTCAAAGATAAAGGAAGTTTTGATACTCTAGCCAATGCGGCACCAATTTGTGTAAATTTTTCAAAACCTTTCTCATCTGATCTATCAAAGAACTCAAATGAAGACATGTATTGAAAGTCATCCACTACAATATTTTTGATTTCAGGTCTTTTCTCAGATACATATTTTAAACAAGCCTCAATTTGTTTGTGGTTTGCTGACATGTACATATTACCATCTGGATTTTCTTTAGACCAGATAGTATATTTTGATTTCCAACTTTTGAATGGTAATGCTTTACCACTAATATTTATAATAAATGTTTCTTTTGGGTCCAGGTTTTCTATAGATGTACTCTTACCTGAACCAGATTCTGCAATTACAAGAATGCCTTGTGCCATGTTACTTAGATTTTTTAGCTGATTCAATATTTGTTTTTCTTATAAGATCATTTAACCACTGCTTATCTGAAACAGGTAGTCTCCACTCAATGGCACAATGATCCTTCATTGTCATTTTACTCATTGGAGCATCTTTAGGCTCGGGACTGTCTTCTTCATCCATTTCAAATGGAGGTTTTTCATCAAGAACGGTATAGTCAGAAGTAGCTGTGGACTTAAGAGCTAAGGAAGTCAAATTGATCTCTTCTAGTTCTTCTATCGGTACAAACCATCTGTCATAAGTTTCCTCAGACTTCTTGTAATACTCGTTCAAATAATCTGGATTACCTTTCAATCTATACAATGATCTCTTTTCAGGATCAAGTGGATTGTAAAAGTTATCCGTTAGCTCTGTAAAAAAGTTTTCTGCCGTTAATTCTTTCTCATACAAAGAAATATAAAGGCCGTCTTTCCATTTGAAAGCTGCTTTAGGATAGAAATAAGGATTAGATATTCCTAACATTTCAAATGCTAGTGAATGGTTAGCTCTCATTTCCTCCACAATCAACTTTCTTTCTTCCGTTGATGGTCTTTGTGTAAGCAAAGGTTTCTTTTCAGCAACCGTACTCTTCTTACCAATTGACCTAGTGCTTAAAGCCATGTTTTAAGGTTTAGTGGATAATACTTGTTTTTTGGCTGATCCAAATGCCGGTGCTGCTCCCTCTTTAACTTCAAAATGCTTAAGGTCTTGATCAAACAAAAGCATGCACTGCTCACCGTAACGGTTCTTGATAAGATGGAAAACCATCATACCATTGTGCACTTTAAGTTTTTCTGGACCATACTGTGATATTCCAAGAACGTCAGGTCTGTTCATTGCAATAGTTACATCAGCATTTTGCATGAGGGCATCAGCTCCAAAGATATCAGATGCCGTAGGATAGTTCCCAACTACCCCATTTTCTTTTCTTTTTGGGTCTTCAATTGTCCTATTCATTTGTGATAGGATTATATACATGCTATCCGGAATTCTTTTCTTCAGATAGACAAGCTCTGTAGAAAGAGCATACAAAGTATCTATTTGACTTTGTTCATCTGTACTTCTTTTAGTTAATACAGAGTGGTCAATAGTTACAATAATGGGTTTTTTTACAGCTTGGTAGAACTTAATAACTTCTTTACGGAAATCCGTAGCTGTTAATGGATCTGTAACATAGTAAATGTCATCATTCTTTCTAGCTTCATGGTACTTCTGGATATTATCCATGTCTTGCTGACTTAGATAAGTTCCAGGTTTTGCACTAAATAGTTGAGCCATTTCCATGTTCATTGGTTTTGTAAGTTCTCTGGCACCAATTGACCTGTCACTCATTTCAAATTGAAAGTTCAGAATAGCAAAGTCCTGGTCAGGGTTATTATAATGGGCATAGTTAGTTATTTGTGAAACTACAGCGGTTTTACCAGTGCCGGGTCTACCAGCAATTACATAAACACCACCCCATTCCAGTCCATCTAACATAACACCATTAAGTTTGGCCCAAGGAGTTTTAATGGATCTAATCAAACCGTGTTTTCTCTTGTTAATATAACTAAGAGTTTCTTTACGGATCTCAGAAACATGTCTCCATTTAGGAGCTTGTTGTGGGTTAGGACTTTGTTGTTGTGTACTCATTCTTTAATTTGTTGCT